AGTAAGCTTTTGACCAATAATAGTATCAAAGTCTTTCTTAGCATTAACGTTATCACCTTTGCTAACGTTATCAATTAATTGTAGTACGTCCATAATATCCTCTTTGTATTATATATTTATAAAAATATGTATTTCTACAGTAAATCGGTGTCGATATCACCTTCTTCTTCGTCACCTTTTTCATCTTCCATTTCTTTAGCGATATCTTCAATTTCTTCATCACTAAACTTAAGAATGTTTTTACGCACCCATGAGTTAGATACATACTTACCTACGTATTCATCTAACTGTGATAGCATTTCAAAACGTTCTCTAATCATTTCTGATTCTTTTAACTCAGAGAAGTAGTTATCTTCAATAAAGTCAAAGTTAATATCTTCTTTCCAGCTTTCCCAATCTTGTGTGGTAATAATACCTTTCAAGATCAATTGTGTTTTAAGAAGCTGTACAAACAAATCAGAGAATCGGTTTCTCAGCTTATCAACAAACTTCTTAAACTTAACTTCTTCTCGGCTAACCTCAGTAGATCGACCAATAGAGAATCCAGTATCTTGCTCCATGCGTCCCATAGGAACATTTAAAGCTTTAAATAGTTTCTTCTGGAAGTATAGAATATCATCAATCTGGCCAAGGTTTTCACCACCTGGTAACGTAGTAATTTCAGTTCCTTTACCACCTTCTCTTCGTGGTAGAAAGAAATCTTCCAACATTGACATATGTTTCTTATCATCTTTTACGGCACCAGTACTTGCATCGTATACAAGCTTATTACGATACTCGCTCATAATGCCACGTACGTACTCTTCAGCTTTACCTTTTGGTAAGTTACCTACATCGATATAAAAGATTCTACGTTCTGGAGCTCTTGATATACGATAGATTACCAATGAATCTTCCATCATACGAAGCTGATTAACTGGTTTAACTGCTTTTTGTAAGTATGAAAGAATACGTTTGCGACTTGGATCTAGCATACCTGATGTACAATAAGCAATCGAATCTTTATGTATTTTTAAACCAGACTGACGGCCACTTGCATCTGCAGTATCTTCAGGATTACTATATATGAAAAACTCCTTTGCACCTTTTACTAGAGTCGCGCCAGTTTTTGGATCCTTTTCTTCTGTTACTTCTTTTACTTTACGAAGCATAATAGGATCAATATATCGTAAGTCTTGAATACCTTTCTTTGGAGCATTCGAGTCAATTACAATATGGTATGGTAACCGTCCATCGATATACCACTTTTTAAATATATCATGACCATGCTGACTAAAGTTTAGCATTGTCAAAATATTATCAAATTCTTCTCTGATTGTCTCTTTAATAGCATCAGAGGTCTCTACTTTGTCTAATACAACATCAACAGGTGATGAATCATGATCACCAATAATTGCATCATTTACAATATCTTCAATTGCAGTATCACATTCTGGGTGCGATGCAATATCACGGTACTTAAGAATTAAGTCCGCTTCATTCTTTTGATTATTGCCTTCTAAATCTAAATAAGATCCAAAATGCCCTGCAGCCTTAATAACACCAGCACCGTCCTCTTCAGCGTCAGTGACAAAGGTCTTTACTGAAGGTTTCTCAGTAGCATCTGCATCTTTTCTTTTTATCTCAAAGCCAAAAAACTCAGCCATATATCATCCTCATAATAATGGAGGGGAAGGAAATTCCCCTCGCTATATTATTTATACACTAATTAAGAAGTGGTATCTGATTCCCAGTATTGAACTTGTAGCTCAACTGTGAACTCTTCGATAGCATTTTCTGAATCATAGTTAACATCAATTGCAGAGATATTCGTTGGCCAAGTGCCTCGGAAATCATAACGTTTTGCGACGCTACCGTCTCTACGCAATTGCTCAACAATCATATCAGCCTGGTAATCAACAGGATTAACAAGACCAGAGTTATTGTTGTGTTCGTTAATACCATTCATCCATCGCTCAAATGCATTTCTTACACTAAACTCACCGTCATTAATTACTGTGATAGTCCAAGGTTCGAAAGTACGATCACCAGCAATTTGCAATTGACGACCACGAAATGGAATCGTAATCGGCGCAATTATTGAAGCTGGTAACTGTGCACCTTTACACAAGAATGAGGTAAGTTCTACATCACCTTGTGCATAACCAGGAAAGTTACATGTTACTTTGAACATGTTGGCGCGAGCACCACCCCCTGTTAATTTTGACTTAAAGTCATCTACACCTAAAATAGCCATTTTTATTTACTCCTATTGTCCAGCAATTTCACTAAACTCGACACCAGTACGTGTAGCAATGAAGTTTAGTTTAATGAAGTTAATTGATCGAGCTGGCTTAATGAATATATCTGCAACAAATTGGTTGCTATCAATAACATTACCAGTATTATTTGTTTCATCACAAATTACCAAGAAATCAGTAATACCACGGCGACCTTTAACATCACGTAGGAATGGTTCTACCATATTACGGAAGTTTGCACGGGTAAACTCATCGTTAAATTCAAATAACATGCTTTTAGATGCAGTTGAAATTGCTTTTTCCAAAACAATAAACAATCGACGAACATTAATTCGATCGAATGCAGAAGCACGGAATTGTGAAGTTTTATCACCGAACAACATTGTACCTTGTCCAGGGAATGAAACTAATGGGTTAACGCTTGCTTTATATAATGTATCGCGTTCTGCTTTAGTAGGATTAAATCCTAGTTTGGTAACTCCTAGAAGTTGACCACGAGTTTCACCAGCTGGTGAGAACCAAGCATCAGCAACACGATCAGTATTAGCACAAAGACCTGCAATATGACCAGAAGCGTTAATAAATCGATATGAATCGGTATACTTATCATATACTTTAACAGAAGTTGAATCTAGTACAACATAAGAAGAGTTTCTACCAGATAGTGTAGCATCACCTACAATTGTGTCTGCAGAAATAGTAGTACTACCATCTGTTAATGATACTGGAGGAGATACAAAAGCAACACAATCTTTACGATGCTCTGCTACCTCTTGAAGTTTAATAGCAATTGCAGCACTTTCTGTTGATAAATCAGCAGTAGCAAATAAAAGATTAACATCTAGTGTTTCTGAATCTTTCAGTAAATCTAAACCTGCAGGAATAGAAGAATTTAAAACTGTTCCATTTGCACCAAGACTAAAAGTAACGACTTTAGGAGCATCGGCTAATGCAGCAGTATATGATGTGCTATCTTGTGTAATCTCTGCTGGTATAGCAGCTGTACCATCGAGCCATGCTGCCGCTACATAACCTACGAAGATATATTGTGACTTATTGTTAACAACGTCTTTAAAGAAATTGGTTGATCCATCATCTTTCTTAGCATTAGTACCTTGACTTAACGCTTCGAATGTTTCTAAAACTGTTCCAGGGACTCCACTAATTGCACCTGTTCTATCAACTACTGCAATGTGTAGCTCATCGGCTGCATCAGCGTTACCTTTTGATACTGCAAAGTTTGAAGTTCCAGGAGCTCTAGAAAATAGTCCTTTATGTGTCCATGCTGCAAATGAAGATGCGTTTGCTAGACAAACATGTACATCTATTGCATTACCTTCAGCACCAGGTGAACGTGCAATAAAATCACCTGCAGTAGCTGCAAGGGTTAATGCATCATAAGCATCTTGTGTTTTAATAAGCTGTGCGGTAGGATCACCTGCTACAGCTGAACCACATGCGTTCAGTGCATCACTTCCGGTAACTCTAATTACTTTTAGAGCGTTACCATATTTTAGAAATGCGGCCATTGGGCCAAAATATTTAAATGTTGCTGCGGTAGGTTCACCGAAGGTTTCCACTAACTGTTTTTCTGAACTAACAGTAATTGGAGTATCAACGGGACCCTTTGTGAAAAATCCAACTGACCCACCTATACTAGTAGATACCGCAGGAATCACATTCGTTGCGTCGATTTCCTTTACCTCGACGCCGGGTGAGACTTGAAATGCCATCTTTTATATCCTCTCAAAGGTTAAATAGTGTGTGTTCATAATACGATACTTACTCAATTACTATTATTTATAATATTTATAGTTTAGAGATACGATCTTGGACAATCCATTGCTGTCCACTATTATCTACTTCCACTACTGGTTCGTCTACAGCTGCACTCGTTATAAAACCAAACGGTATTAAATCATCTTGTATTGCTTGTAGTTGCTCTTTGTATAACATATTTTTCATATCAATATCAGTTATACCATTAAATATGTCTGTTGTAGCAAACCATGCAAACATGACTAAATTCATTACTAAGTCATCATGGTTACTACCTGATGCTTGAAACGATGTACCTCTTGCTTCGAATGTACTCATCTCCATAATTGTGTTTGCATCCACAATATGTAACTTCTTTTGCTCTATAAAATCTTTTAATGTAGAACAACCAATACGCTTAACACGTTTAGTCATTGTAGCACCAATTGCACCAGCTTTCACAGTTGATTCTACGAATAAGTTTTCGTATTCTAAATCATAATATAAACCATTACATACAACACTACCTTGATCGTTTGATTCTACAATGATATATGCTTCATTATATGTCATAGCATACTTGTATATAATATCAGGGAATAGTAATGCTGATAGATTATTATCTCTAAATGTTGCAACCTGTTTAAACGGATTGACTGATGTGTCTATAATATTAAATGTTGAATAATCTTGGCCTCTACCTTTTGCCACATCGACCATCATAATATAATTATGACCTTCTATTGGTCTTTCATAAACATATGTATTCTCTTGTGTATATATCGGATCTTGAGCCTTTTGAGCAAGTAAACATTCTGCAGATATAAGGCTATTACCTCTCCCTTGGAATGTATTACCAAACTCCTGATCAAACTGTATCTGAGAAGTATTGGCAATTGTTTGCTCTTTCCACTTATCATCTCGCCCTGGAACATCCCACCAATCTACACGAAAAGGTTTAAACTCATTTGTCTTTGTGACAGCTCCTTCCCACAGTTTATGGTATACATTACCAATACCATTTGCTGTAGAAGTAATAATAATCTTCGTGTCTTTACCAGACGATACTACCGGATATGTTGATGTATAAAACGTGGCATCATTATCGATAAATGCAAACTCGTCTAGAAACAGTAAGTTAATCGATAGACCACGAATAGAACTGCCGGACGTAGCAGCTGCAATAATCTTTGAGTTATTACTAAATTCTATAGAACCCTTATTTAATGCCTTACAACCTGGCTGCAAAAAGAATGGTAAGTTCTCTAGCATAAGAGTCACTCGAGCTAACATCTCTCTTGCAGTAGCACCTTTGTTTGCA